CCAGAAGTAGCAAAGAAAATGGGTTACAGCTATGGTGGTATGGCTAAGAAGCGTATGGGTATGGCTCATGGTGGAATGGCTTGTGGTGCGTCTAACCCTCCAGCTAGACCAATGAAGAAGATGAAAAAGTAAATGGTATCTAGAAATTACAACACAGTAACTAAAGGTTTAACAGTTACCGCTACATCAGGCGGTGCTAATTCTGATGTTGTATATACATGTCCTGCAAAATTTGATGCAGAGATAGATTTTCTTCATATTACTAATGGAGATTCAGCTAATCATAATATAAGCATTCAATGGTATCACGCAGAAACCAACACGTATCATCATATATTAAACGATAAGTCTGTATCAGGTAAAGATGTATATAATGTCATTACAGCAGATAGAATCTATTTACATGCAGGTGATAAGATAACTGCCTTTAATGCTGGCGGTAATTTAGAAGTATTCTTATCAGGTAAAGAATTTTTTAACTTGACTAGATAGCATAACGGCTATACTATATTAACAGTACTATAGCGCTAACATTTATGTATAACTACCCTTGTACAAACACAAGGAGAAAGTACATGAAACATTTTTTAAAACGCATGTGGAATAACCACGTAATCAGACAACAAAAACGTGCAGACTTTAGAATGCTACATATGTTGTCAGACAGAGAACTAAATGATCTAGGAATAGGTAGATCAGAAATAAGGAACGCAATTTATGGCAAGGACATTAACTGAAAGACAACAAAGGTTCTTGGATGTATTATTTGATGATGCTGGAGGTGACGTTGTAGTTGCTAAGAAGTTAGCTGGCTATGGTGACAACTCCAGCACAACAGCAATAGTGGAGGCTCTGAAAGATGAAATCGCTGAAAAAACTAGGACTTACTTTGCTCGCACTGCCCCGAAAGCTGCTTATGCTCTTATGGGGGCTTTGCAAGATCCCACTCAGTTGGGTATCAAAGAAAAAATGATAGCCGCCAAAGATGTGCTTGACAGAGCAGGTCTTGGCAAAGTAGACAAAGTAGATGTCACCAGCGGTGGTGGCATTTTCTATTTACCACCTAAAGAAGGTACAAACGAATAATACCTCAAAGAGAATTGGGATTCTGGCAGCTACCTCTGCCCCCCAAGAACCACAACAAAGAATGGCATGTAATAGCTAGAACAACTGTAAAGGTTCCCTTTGGCTATGAAGTACATCCAGAAAATGATAAGCTACTTGTTCCTGTAGAACATGAGCTAGAAGCGTTAGAGCTTGCAAAACAACACCTCAAGCAGTATAGTTACAGAGCAGTAGCGCAGTGGTTGAGTAAAGAAACTGACCGATACATATCACACATGGGTCTAAAAAAGAGAATAGAAGTTGAGCAAAAACGTAGAAAAGCATCTGCAATTAAGCGTAAGCTTGCCAAGTGGCTCGAAGAAACGCTCTCGCAAATCGAGAAGCTCGAAACGCAAGGAGTCGGAGCATACTCAGAAGCCTGTGGAAGTCGAAACCCCCCAGATTCCAGCACAGGTAGTAGCACCTGAGTATGACATAGAAGAAGCACAGAAGGTTGTATTCAAACCTAACGAGGGTCCACAAACATCTTTCTTAAGTTCTTCTGAACGAGAAGTTCTGTACGGAGGGGCTGCTGGTGGTGGTAAGTCATATGCTATGCTTGCAGATCCACTACACGGCTTAAACAATCCTAATTTCTCTGGACTCCTTGTACGACACACAACTGAAGAACTAAGGGAACTTATACAGAAGTCACAGGAGTTATATCCACGTGCCGTACCAGGGATCAAATGGTCAGAGCGTAAATCACAATGGGTATCTCCTAAAGGTGGAAGACTGTGGATGTCTTATCTGGATAAGGATACCGATGTCACACGTTACCAAGGACAGGCTTTTAACTGGATTGGATTTGACGAACTTACTCAATGGCCTACACCTTACGCTTGGGATTATATGAGGTCACGTCTTCGTAGCGCTCATGGTAAAGAGTTAGGACTTTACATGAGAGCAACAACAAACCCAGGTGGCGCTGGACATAGCTGGGTAAAGAAAATGTTTATTGATCCTGCACCAGCAGGTAAGGCTTTTTGGGCAACTGAAATTGAAACTGGTAAAACTATCACATTCCCTAAAGGACACAGCAAGGAAGGTCAGCCTCTATTTAAGCGTAGATTTATTCCTGCGTCACTCTTCGATAACCCATATCTTGCCGAAGAAGGTGACTACGAAGCTATGCTCTTATCACTACCAGAGCATCAACGTAAGCAACTCCTTGAAGGAAACTGGGATATTAACGAAGGAGCAGCCTTTCCAGAGTTTGACAGAACAAAACACGTTATCGAAAGCTTTGAAGTTCCTAACAACTGGGTTAAGTTTAGAGCGTGTGATTATGGTTATGGCTCTTATACTGGTGTACTCTGGTTTACTGTATCTCCTGATGAGCAGCTTATAGTATATAGAGAATTATATGTTTCTAAAGTTATAGCTTCTGATTTAGCAGACATGGTATTAGAGGCTGAAAGAGATGATGGTGGTATGAGATACGGTGTGCTTGATAGTTCTTTGTGGCACAACCGTGGCGATACTGGGCCATCGTTAGCAGAGCAAATGAACATGAAGGGTTGCCGATGGCGTCCTTCTGACCGCTCAAGAGGCTCACGTATCGCAGGTAAAAACGAGATACATAGACGTTTGAAGGTAGATGACTTCTTAGAAAAACCTATGTTAGTATTTATGGATAACTGTGTGAATACCATTGCACAGATACCGGGCATCCCACTGGACAAAAAGAATCCAGAAGATGTTGACACCAAAGCAGAAGATCACTTGTATGATGCTTTACGCTATGGTATAATGACTAGACCACGCAGTAGTATATGGGATTACAACCCAGCCAAACAACGATCTGGCTTTCAGGCTAGTGACTCAACATTCGGGTATTAAATATGGCAGAAGAAATGTTTGAAACAGATGATGTCGTTGCAGCAGAGGACGCACTTGACTCAATCTTCAAAGAAAAAGAAAGTGTAATTGGTTTTGTTAAAGATCGTTACAAAAGATCAGAAGACGCTAGGTATGCTGATGAACAAAGATGGCTAAAAGCTTACCGTAACTATCGTGGTATTTATGGTTCAGATGTACAATTTACAGACTCAGAAAAGTCTCGTATCTTTGTAAAGGTAACAAAAACAAAAACACTAGCAGCATACGGTCAGATAGTAGATGTGCTGTTTGGTAATAATAAGTTTCCTTTATCTGTAAATCCTTCTGTATTACCAGATGGTGTAGCAGAGGCAGTACATATAAATATAAACCCTGCTGCAGATCAAGCTCAAGCTCCACTTAGTGCAGCTATGAGTACAAAACCACCAAAACCATATCTTATAGATGGTAACACAACTTTACAACCTGGTGAAACTCTTACAGATTTACAAACTAGACTAGGAAGCTTACAAGATAAATTAGAGCCTGTTAGTGAAAAAATAATAGAAGGCGATGGTACTACATCTACTTCAGTTACATTTCATCCTGCTATGATTGCAGCTAAGAAGATGGAAAAGAAAATACATGATCAGCTACAAGAAAGCGGAGCTACTACACACCTAAGAAGTATGGCATTTGAAATGGCTCTTTTAGGTACAGGTGTTATGAAAGGTGCTTTTGCTGTAGATAAAGAATATCCTAACTGGAATGAAGACGGAGAATATGATCCTATTGTAAAAACTGTTCCAGAGTGTGAGCATGTAAGTGTTTGGAACTTTTATCCTGATCCAGAGGCTAAAGCTATGGAGGATGCTGAGTACGTGGTACAAAGACATAAGATGTCACGTACACAACTACGTAAGTTAAAAACACGTCCATACTTTATGGATGACTCTGTACAGATGGCTATAGATAAAGGACCAGACTACGTACAGAAGTATTGGGAAATGACTATGGAGGACGATGATACTCAACCAACATCAGAGCGTTGGGAAGTATTAGAGTTCTGGGGTTATGTAGATACTAAGCTATTAGAAGAACATGGAGTAGATATACCTGCAGAGTTATCAGACTTAGATGAAGTTAACTGTAATGTATGGATATGTAATGGTGAAGTACTACGTTTTGTACTAAATCCATTTAAGCCTACACGTATTCCATATTATGCTGTACCATACGAACATAACCCATACTCCTTCTTTGGTGTTGGTATTGCTGAGAATATGGACGATACACAGACATTGATGAATGGCTTTATGCGTATGGCTATTGATAACGCAGCAATGTCAGGTAATCTTATCATAGAAGTAGATGAGACTAACCTAGTTCCAGGTCAAGACCTTTCTGTTTATCCCGGAAAGATATTTAGAAGACAAGGCGGCGCTCCGGGACAAGCAATCTTTGGTACAAAGTTTCCCAACGTGGCACAAGAAAACATGCAACTATTTGATAAAGCAAGGGTTTTAGCTGATGAGTCAACGGGATTCCCATCATTCGCACATGGACAAACAGGTGTTCAAGGTGTTGGTAGGACTGCTTCTGGTATTAGTATGCTTATGTCTGCTGCCAACGGAAGTATCAGAACGGTTGTTAAGAATGTAGATGACTATCTTATACGTCCACTAGGTAAAGCATTCTTTGCATTCAACATGCAGTTTGACTTTGATGAAGAGATTAAAGGTGACCTAGAAGTAAATGCATCTGGTACAGAAAGCTTGATGGCTAACGAAGTACGAAGCCAGCGCTTGATGCAGTTTTTACAGGTTGCACAGAATCCAGTACTTGCACCTTTTGCAAAAATGGATTATATTATACGTGAGATAGCAAAGAGCATGGACTTAGATCCTGATAAGGTTACTAATTCTATGGGTGACGCAGCTATACAAGCTGAGATACTAAAAGGCTTTCAAGCACCTACCCCACAACCAGCAGGGCCAGAAGGTCAAGGTGTACAGGGTGTAGCTGATACTACTGGAGGTGGAGGTTCACAAATAGGTATAGGCACAGCGCCACTACCTGAAGAACAAGGATTTACAGGAAATGCACCTCAAGCAGTTGGTCAATGATAAAGAATGTTACGAACAGTTTCAACAACACATAGATGATTTAATATTTATAAGACAACGTGCGTTGGAAACAGCCAACGAGCCACACGTTATGCACAGACAGCAGGGTGCGATAGACGTACTTAGGAAGCTCAAGCTATTGAGGGAGACAGTAAATGGCGGTTGAAGAACAACTTGAATTGAACCTTGGCGGTATACCTGATAATACAATAGGTCAAGATCCTGTGTCAGGTAATGATATACCACTAGGTTCCACAGCAGAAAATGTACGAGATGATATACCAGCTAACCTAAGTGAAGGTGAGATAGTTGTTCCTGCTGACGTAGTAAACTTTCATGGTGTAAAACTATTTGAAGATCTACGTGCTGAAGCCAAAATGGGCTACGCTCAAATGGCACAAGATGGACGTATTGGTGGTCAGCCAATCAGTGATGATATTGCTGATTTAGATATTGAACTTACAATAGAAGACTTAGAAACTTCTGAAGATATGGAAGACACTCCTGTTGAAATGGCTAGAGGTGGTATGAATGTAGAAAGAGGACGTGGTGATATTTACAGTAGCTAC